AAAATTTTAATTACCTGATTTGCTCTAACTAATGCCCACATAATTTCTCCTAACTCAATGTTAATGCAAGATTTCTACCTACTTCAACAAATTTAGAACCATTGTAATAAAATACAAAGAAGTCACCTAAGGAAGCAGTTGTAGTTAACGTTGGAGCCGTATCTGATGCAAACTCATAGTTTGATGCAAAAGATAAAGTCCTTGAACCTGTACCATCTTGAATTACTAACAAGCTTACAAATTGACCTGCGACACCATTAGTTGCATTATTTAATGTTCTGTTGCCAGCTAATGTGACTTTGGCAACTGGTTTGGCTTGCACGTCCCAATCAATATTAGATCCGTCTGATAATGTTTGTTCAGGAATGTAAGCAGCATCATTAAATTTAAATCGTCCTGCACCTTTAGCAGTAAAAGCTAAACCAACATTTGTATCTCCGCCTGTAACTGCAAGTCCTACATCATTACCTGTAGCCGCATTCGTTATTTCTAACTCGTTTACAGCACTGCCTGTTTCTTGAAAAATTATCTGCTCATTCCCATTTGAATCAGCAATAAAACCAGCATCAGCAATTCTAGGTTTTGTCAAAGTGACAGCACTGATGGTGCCACCTGCAATTGTAGCCGAGTTGGCAATACTACCTGTGGTCGTAGCTCCATTAATAGTTGGACTAGTCAATGTTTTATTTGTAAGTGTGTCAGTAGAAGATGTATTAATTATTCCTGTATCAACAATATTTGTGCCATCGGCAAATAATACTCTTACTGATTTATCAGCAGCAACAAAAGTATATCCTGTTCCACTTACTGTTTTAAATTGAACTGTAAAAGAACCAGTAGTTCCATTTGAAACAATATAAACTTTTTCCATGCTATCAGGAACAGTAACGATTCTATTTCCTGTAATTGTTCCCGTTAGTTTTACAACCATGTTTCGTGCATTAGAAGCTGCACCATCTGACATTGCTAATGCAGTAGTTCCTGCTCCACCTGCGATAGATACCTCTTCATAACCACCGACAGCTTGTTCAACTAACTCTAAATTTGTGTTTGTTTTCGTACCCCAAGTACCAGCATTTTCGCCAGTTGCTTGTAATTCTAGTTTTAAACTTGTTGAAAATGTTGACGCCATACTATTCCTTTTTATTAGTTCACATTATAAATCATTTATGCTGCTCTATCAACCTCTGTCCATACAACGGAGGTGCCCACATCAACCTCCTCCCAATTTATTAAATTAATAGACCCAAGGGAAGCTGTTAAATCAAATCCTGTAATTGCCATCTCAACATCAGCAAAAGTGGTGACAGAACCCATCGCTGTTGTCAGAGCAACTCCACTTGGTGATTCAACACTGTCGTTAAAAAAGTTTATTGAACCAAAACCAAGAGTTGAACTTAACCCACTTGGTTGCGCTACAAAATCTGTAAAACCTACGGCTGTTCCTAATGATGAGGTAAGAGCGATACCAGTAGCTTCACCCACTGTTGTTTGAGTGAACCCACCTAAATTTGTTGTAAGAGCAAAACCTGTTAACGATACAATCTGGTCACCTTGCTGACCCCAAAGACCTTCGCCCCAAGTTAATTGTCCCCATCCATTGGACATACTTTACTCTATGTAACTCTTAAAATAGCTGCACTTGCAGTAAAAGCAGGAAACTGAATTGTAAATGTTCCAGATGTAGCAGTCTTATCACCACCAAAATCTAAAACACATACAGCCGGATCTCCTGATGCTGTGTCATTATAAATTAATGCACCACGAGCTGTTAATGTAACACCAGTAAAAGAACGATCTGCAAAATCCACAATCGCTGTATTAGTTGATAATGATGTGCCACCATTTACTAAAGCTCCGCCACCACTTGTATACTGTCCTGAGTTTGATACTTGTGCATCAGTGGTAAAACTTGTGGTAGATTTACCTAGTACAGCACTGTTAGTGTACAAAGAAAGTTTAAAAGAGTTGCCTCCAGTTTGTTTAAAATTATGAGTTCCTTCAAAAAGTTCTTTTTTAAAAGAATTACATATTACACTAGTTGTTATTGCCATAATTACTCCATATTTTAAGGTGAGGGTGATTGAATTGGAATTCTTGGAACGCCTTCTTCATACTGCCCTCGTCTTCTACTACCCATTTGTTGCATTGCAAAACCTTGAGTGCTTTCATTATACTTGTCTAAATACAATTTGTACATATCCATAGGGCCTTTTAAATAAGAAAAACATTCTGCTAATACACCATATAATAATAATTGATCTTGATAGGTTGACAAAAATGTGCTGTTTGATGAAGTAAAATGAGGAGGATCAATAATGTAATTGATTTGAATTGTGTACGCTTGATCAGGTGTTGGTGCCAGAACAATATTTTGATCATCCCAATTTGCATAATATTTAGGTGTAGCGTTTGTCTCACTTGGATTAAATTCAGAAATAAAACTTGTATCTCTTTTTTCTAAAAAATCTCTGACTCCAGAATTTGTTATTTGGACAGATCGTAAATAGATTAGGTCAGAAGGCATACTCAAATACCTTTGTGAAGCAATTGTAGATGTTGTTGCATACTTCCTTAAATCATCATAGTCAACTTTACCAGCGATATCTAGTTCTGCATTTCTAATAAATTGATCTATTAGAGTGTCTGACAATACATTACTATCAACCTCTGTATAGTTTCTCACTTGTGTTAAAAAATTTGCGTGTGTTATTGCCATAATTTAATCCTCAACGTTTATAGTCCACCCCATCGCCGAGTGGTTTTGACAATAATAATATAATGTAGGAGCATCACTTGCGACAGTAATTTGTGTGTAAGCCCCACTTTGTCCAGGAACCCCATTCGTTGCTACTCCTACTGTATATTCAGTGCCGCCCCCATGTGTGCCATTTGCTGTTGCACTTATTCTCAAAGGGTGATTGTCATTTGATGAATCGCTTTGATCAAAACGATAAGTTTTACCCCTTTTAAAAGTTAATGTTACATCAGCAGTTGCAGTAGAACCATCTATAGCAAATTTGTTAGTTGACCCTACATTATGATATGGATGATTTGAGGGATTACCTCCCACTACAGTGACAGCAAAAGTTTGAGTTATTACAAGAGCATCAACTGTAACATTACCAACCACAGCAGTTAATTCTCTTTTTCTATTTTCAGCAGAACCATCATCAGGCACCATACTTCCATATTGTGGATTTGCATCTGTTGATGTTTGTGAAATAGAACCTTCTGTTCTAAAAGCAAAATCACCTGGAAGTGTTAAATTAACAACAGCCTGCCCTCCTCCTCCAGAATCTGTCACAGTTTGATCTGCTGTAGAATCGTTTAAAAAAGGTTGTATTGGTTGTTGAAATCTTTGACTTCTGGCATTTGCTAATCCAATTGCATCAGCAGTGATATGTTTTTTTCTAATCTGAGGTTGTTTACCTTCATATTCTGATTTATGAACAAAAGACCCATTCCATTCTCTGACCATCTCTCTGTAAGGAAAGGCCATACCAGAGCGATCTGAAATTGCTTTTGCATATTTACCACGCGCATAGGGCATTTAGAACACCCCTTTAAACTTTGTTCCACGAACAGAGGCACGACCTCCTAAAGAAAATTTTTGTTCTTTCTTTTTTATTTTTTGTATATCTTCTTTTAAACCACCACTTTTTGCCATACCTAATTGTTGATAAACATTTTGAGAAGTTAAATTACCCTGACCTGTAAATTGTGGCATATTTTTAAAACTGTCGCGTATTCGTAATCTTTTTAGAGCAGCGGCTTGTTTATCATACTCTGGATCACCTGCTCTTTGCGGACGTGTAAACGTTTCTGTAACATTTTTACTACCTGTTCTTGAATATCTTTGCCCTGATGGACTCGTATAACCAGCGGGAGTTGTCATAAATCCAGATTGTTGAGCTGGGGAATAAGTAGACCCCTTTGGAATTTGTGTTGTAGTTCTAGCCACACCTGGTCTACTTCCTGCTAATCCTGGAGGACCACTAGCTCCCTCGTAGTAAGTGTAAACAGGTACTTGTCTAGTTTTACTTTCAGTAAATGTAAGACCTTTTAATTTTTTTTCTGCTTCTGCTATTTCAGGGGACATATCTCTATAATATCCTGTAGTTCTAGTTGGACCCATCATAGATTCATCATAATATTGACGAGTGGGTGTAAATCTTTCTGATTTTAGATCCTCTCTAAGTTTTTTGAATTGTTCTTCTGATGGTTTAGCAAATTGTTTTTCAATAGATTTATAATATGCCTCTCGCATTTGCTTAGGCATATTTAGACTTGTTGCAAATTGAATATTTGCACGTTTATCAAAAGTTTTTTGTTCACCGGGCTTGTCTAATCTATCCCTATATGCTTTGATTGTTTTGTACAGTTCAGGACGAGATTTTTCAAGTGCTGACATATAGCCACCCACTTGTCTTTTAAATATACGCATACCTTTCATATTACACTCCTTGTGGGAAATAAGTTTGAGGGGTTATATAAACAGATGTTCTTTGTCCATCTTCGTTTAAAGCCCGTGACAACTCATCCTCATAAATTAATTTATTTTGTTGTACTACTTGTGGATTATACTTCATAGACAAATAATATGCTAGACCAGCGACCATACACGGTATAAATCTAAACACAACATCTGCTTGATTCGTATAACCTCCAGCATCTTCAATTCTTTTTAAATAATAATATTTTACATAAGTATAAGTAGAGGCATCTGGTGTTTGATATAACGTTATCGTAGGTGTTGTTTGTCTGTCCACATAATATTGTGAAGGTTGTCCTGTAGAACCTTTATTAGGCAAAGCCGCATATTCACTTCTACTGATTTTTGTTAACGAAACATCATTTGTTGAAGAAGTTGTACCTGTTGTTGTACTCACATAAGCTTCAAGAATATCATTCGCATTCGTTGGTGCTGTGTAAGTCGCTGTCCCGTTTGTCAGTAATTGTTCTTTTAGTTCTACTTTCCACAAGTGAACTCCGCGGTTTCCCCATTCGCTGAAAAGAATATTTAAACTTCTTCTTGCAGATTTTAAATCATACCCACTGTTAGTACGAGCACCTGTTCGCTCATATGCTTCTTGGACGATATCGTCAATATCGAGATCAAATGTAGTTGTTCCTGATGTGGCCATAATTCATCCTAATAAATTGGTGTTTTCTTTTTAAAGCCACCCTTTGCCATTTTCACGCCCACAGGGCCACCATATTTTTTTTTCTCCATGTCTTTTAACTCTGCTGAACCTAACTCACTTGGTTTCAAAAGAGTATATGCCCCACTTAAAACTGTTGGTAGAGCTTTTGCTGTTTTAGAAAGCACATTACCCACTTTTTTTTTCATTCTAAGATAATCTCTTTTATCAAGTCTATCCAATCTTTCCATAAACAATTGGTCTTTTGCTCTTTTACGTTCAAATGCCGCATTAACAGCATCTTTTGCTCTTGAATATTTTTGTTCTAGTTGTTTAATTTCAAAAACACCTTTTTTGCTATCTAATACTTTACCTGGTGGTTTATTTGCAAGTTTTCTACCTGTTGGATCTTTTTTAGCTTGCTCAAAATTTTGTTTTAATTTTCTATCCTTAAACTCTCTGTAAGGAACAAGTTCACCATTTGATGCCATAATTAAAGAACCCATTTTAATACCCATGGCTTCTTCAACAGCCATACCTCTTTTTTTCTCATAGCCAGATAATTGACCGTCTTTGTTTAGATCAGCTTTTTTAGGATTTTTTAATTCTTTTTTCATAACTAAAGTATACCCTCATAGTACGTTTCTATCAACATCCCCTTGCTTGCAAAGGTTTTAACATTTGTAGGTTTACCACCCACTCCTTGAGCTTTTGCTCTTTTACGTTTTACCGCACTTCGTCTTTGCGATTCTGTCATCTTAGCTGCTTTTGAAGCGGGTACACATTTTGGATATTTTCGTTTAGATCCACTTGCTTTTTTTCGTCCACACTTCTGGAACTTACCACCTTTTTTGGGTGCACCAATGTCAACCCAATTTTCTGAAAACCACTTCTTTAAACCCATTATTTTAATAAATCTTTGTAATAAGCAGACGCAGAAGCATTGCTTAACATATCACCATCAACATCAACAGATATAGGTGAACCCATAACAGAGTGACCCTCAACCTGAGCCAACATACCCTCTTTAGCAGGTTTTGGTCCTTTAAAATCTTTTCGTTTTACACCACTTGGATCTTTTATTTTACCTGCACAAATCTTTGATGCATAGGCATTTGCATAGGCGGAAGGATAAACCTTAAATTTTCTTTTAGCTGCTGCTTTTCCTCTAGGACATAGTTTTGTCATATTTGTAACCCCATCTATTCTCAGACAAATCCCAAACTCGTTTAGTTTCCATTGGAATACGTACAAGAAAATTATTAAATTTTATTATGTTTTTAGTTATCTGCATCTTTAAATGTTTTTATAATATCAATTTTATGTTCGTTAGTTGATACAATATCTACTTGTTTGTCTATCTCGTCTATGATGTTTGGATGTTCTCCTATGCCAACAGAACTATTTAAGTAAATTTTTATAGTTGCATTAGCCTTTTCAATATTCGCATCATAAACTTTTACTAAAGCATTTATAATATCATCTTTCATTATCTTAACACCTTTTTTTTCTTCTTTCTAGTCTTTGCATACTTACGTTTTTGTGGGCCTTTAGTAATTTGTTGTCGCATCTGACTTCTGCCTATTGCCATGGTATGTACCTCGTTTTGCCTTTAGCATCTTTATAAGCTTTTAAAAATTGTTTACGACAATCATCAGTATAGGACACATGAACCCATCCACTTTGTGGATCTGATGGTTTATAAAATTCAAGTATTAATTGATCATACTTAATATTATTATGTATCCAACTAGCCAGTATTTTGTTATCAAGACCAAATATTTCAATGTCTGCTGCTTCTCCCTTGCAGTGTTGAGATTTACTTGAAGAACCTATAGCCTCACTTAAACGAGCTGACCTAAATCCTGATGATATAAACACAGGCATTTCAAATTTATTGCGTATAGGTTGAAGAACATTTTCACAAAGTTTAGTCAAGGCTAAAACTTGCATCTGATTAGGTTTGTTTTCAAAGCCTAGTCGCGTTGCTGTTTGTGACTTTGTTAGCTCTGCCAGAGAAAAGTTTTCTGTTAATTTCATATAATTTATTGATTGGATAAGAGATTGTTGCCCAAACACCCCATATTGAAAAGAAAAATAAAAAACCTATAAATAAAATTAAGGTTACTAAAGCATCCAAGATATCACTAATAAACCACATAATACAACTACTATAAGGTCTTTATTGGTGACATACAAGTCTTTTATCATATCTTTGTAAAATTTAATTTTTTCTAACATTTCCATCTCCTCCTCGCCTGACAAATTCTTTTGTTTGGCGTTTTTTTACAATTAATATTATGCATTCTAGCCTGTCCTGCACTACGCGCACAAAAAGACTTTCTGCGTTTGGCTGCCTTACTACCTTTTTTGACCTTACCAGTTACTGCTGTTTTTAACTTTGAGCCAGGGTTTTTGCGTCTGTACGCTTTCACCCCAGCTTCAGTCATTCCAGCTCCTGACTTTGTGGGTCGGTAATACTTTTTATTACGAGGAGGCATACCCCCCTTTTTGTAACCAAGCAAGTCAAGATCGTCATAATAACTATCCATTGTCAGTATCAGCAGTTACTGGTGTAACAAAAACAGTCACAGATGTAACATTTGATATCGTTAAATGCATGTCTGTTTTAAATACAATACCATCTAGTGGTATGTCAACCTGATATTGATCAGCAGCACTACTAGCAGGTGTTGTGATAACTAATTTTTGTGTACCACTAGCACCACCATCTTTAAAAGTTAAAGTTCCTGCACTCGCATGACCAACGTAATAGATAGATAATAACCTAGTTCTACCAGATTGAATCGTACCTGTTGATGTTAACGTTTTTGCACCTACATCAGAGTTCATGATTTACTCCTATCTATCAGATGCAGCAAACATATAATCAATTGACGTAACTTTAGTGCCAGTAGCATTACCTGATAGAGACATTGCCGCTATTGTTAAAATTTCGTCACTTGGAATATTATCTGTGTGTGTTGCAACCAATTTTCTGTTTACAAAAAAATCAACTTTACCTGTGCTTTGACAACGAATACTTAGTGTGACATCAGTATCGTTTTCCATGTCAATGCCAGAATCTGTTGAGGTTTCTGTGCCATCTTTTTCTGTTTTACAAAGAATAGATGCATCACCATCGTCTTTTTGAAACACAATTCTGTCTGTTGCTGTAAGCATAGCTTCAGGGTTAGTTGCAAAATTAATAGTAAAACCAAAACATAGATCAGTGTCAGTTACATCAGATGTTCTAACTTTTGTTTCAAACCAAAGATCTTTGTTTGATTGCACTTGAAAGATTTCATTTTTTTGAATTGAAGCACCATCATTATCTGTTGTTGCTGTTGAGTTTAAGTTTACTAAACCATTCAGTTGATCTGCTGCAATTGCTACAGATGCACCTGAATCTTTTACGACAGTCCATCTGTGACCTGTGTTGGAATCAAATCCAATTCTATCAAAGTCATCAAAATAAACTACATAATCTGGGTTTTTATCAATTGGTAAATTTTCAAACCATTTCTTTTCGTTGTTCTTACCTGCGAAAAGAATTGGTCCTGTAAAATGTACTCCTGCCATTTTTTCTCCTAGTTTAAAAGATATAGTCCTCTAGGGTGTCTGCCAAGTCAGTCTATATCCAGTTTATATTGTCTTGGAGTTTATATTATACAAAAAAAAAGGGGACTCGTAAGTCCCCTCCTTTACTTTTATGTTAAAAGATTTAAGCGGCTCCTGGTGAACCAAAAATACCTCTTGGATCAGAGAATCCAAAAGAATATCTTTCTCTTGCTTTAAATCTTACGTTACCTGTATCAAAGTCACCTTCAATAGCAGTTTTAACAGGACTTCTTACGAATTGTTTCAATCCGTTAGGCGCATCTGTCATAATGAAAAAAGCATCAGTATCTGTTAGATAGTGATTAACTCTATAACCTTGAGGGATCATACCCATAGAAGCCATAGCATTAATATCATTATCAGCAGTACCTACTCTTTGTGGAGATCTTAAAATTCTTTCAGCAGTAAACTGTAGTTCTTTTGGAATAATCAGTTTAACACCTTGCATTGCAATTTTAAGTCCTCTTTCATCAACAAATGCAGCAATGTCAATTAAAGACTGCTCAAGTGATGTTTCTGAAAGGTCAGCCGCAGTAGACAATTCGTTTCTGAATGTCCCACCAGTAGCAATTGGGTGGTCAGTAGCACAAAGCTCTTTACCATCGCCACCTGCAAAACTAGAGTTGAATGCATTGTTTAATACATTTGCAGCTTTTACTTGTTTAGTGTTAGCCATAGAACGAGCTAAGGCTCTTGTATAACGAGCAGCTAATCTGTCATACAGATTATCTTCAATCGCTTCTTCAGTGATAGCGAATGCCATTGCAATAGTTTCGTGAGTGTACCTTGCAGTAAACGATTCAGTTGCTTGGTCAAAAGTAACCGCGCTACCTTCAGTTTTTACCGGTGCACTACCAAAACCTGTTAGCATCACTTCTTCTTCGAAAGCTCTATCAGATGCTTCTGATGCAAAGATTTCAGCATGTTCGTTTTCGTATCTATTATATTCTAAGCCAAAGAGAGCATTTAAACCAGGCTCTAGCTCTTTGACCAGTTGTGATCTTGAAATAGCCATATTTTATCTCCCTTATACCCCTGTATCCGCAGCCGAAGCTGGTGGATTCAGAAAATGGTTTTGGATTCTAACCACAACATTTGTATTTGCTGTAGTAGTATCCTCATTGTTAACATCTTGGCTTATATCTACTGCCTGCAATGGAATTGCATTTGTAGAGTCCGCAGTGCTGGTATCTAGTTGCACTTTGGATATGCCGGTTGCTGTGTTCCCAGTTACGTTTGTAGTTTTGTAGCCAATAAACAGACCTGCTCTTGTCATAGCTTCGTCTGAATCAACTAAAAATAACGTGTTAGGATCATCAATCACATTAGCAACAATATCACTAGCATTAATACTGCCAGGATAGTAATTACTAAATGTTGGTTTACTCGTAGTTGGATCAGTATAAAATACACCATTGAAAACACCAATTGGTTTCACAGCACCTGAACTTGCAGTAACATCATAACGTTCAATGTTTCCTGCTGCTACTGGAACTACCAAGTCACCTTGGAAAATAGCTGTTCCATAATTGGCTGCAATAGTATACCTATTCTGAGCATTATTCCACGGAGCACCATTGAGCGATTTATAAGGTCTTAGACCAAACTTTTCACTTTGATTTGCCATAAAATATCTCCTTTATAAGGCATTAATATTACAGCGATGGCTTTTATCAAAAAATTATTCTGACTTACGACCACCACCAAAAGTTACACGAGATTGTCTATTAACATTAATAGGCATCTCTGGTCGTTGCTCCCTTAGAATGTCTTGATCTACGGCCTTAACTTGGTCAGCAGTAACTTTTTGGAAATACTGCTTGCGTGATTCAACAATTTCTTCAGGTATCCTTGCCAACACAAGGCCACCAACCCCAATTAACCCCTGATAAGTTCCAGAACGAATTACAGGAAAGTCATGATCACCAAGAGTGTTTTTGATTTCTTCTGCTCTCACAAATTCCCATCCTTCTCTTAGTTTCTTGGACACATTACCTGTATCCTCTTGTCCCATAAATTCTGTCCTTATCCACCTATGCACAAAACCTTTTGGTGCAGGGGGTGCATCTAGACTTGATGGAGGTGCCCAAGGCTTATTCCTTGCTGGTTTAGTTTCTTGTGACACGCGTGAGGTTCTATTTAATTTATCATTCATTTTTTTACTCCTTCACGAATTTTGCGTATTCTTCTAGTGGCACTCCTAATTTTTTGGCAATAGCCACCTGTGAACGAGTGAGTTTCACAGTCCTGCGTCCTTCCTGTTTACGCCCCGCAGAGGCAACAGTTTGAACGGGTTTCTTTTCACTAGCAAACTTATTTGGGAAATAATCCCTCATTTGTTTGTTTATCTCATTGTAATATTCATCAGACTCTGAGTCAAACCCTTGCGCTACTAAATCTTGATGAATCCCAAAAGCGGCATTGGTCATGACTCTATCACTACCAAACCACTCATTTTCTTTTGCCCACTCTTGTGCTCTTGGACTTGCTGGTTGAGCAGGAGTCTCAGCAGGGGCTTGTGTTTCTTGTTTTGGTGTTTCTTCAACTTGTTTCTTCTTTTCTTCTTTTTGTGCAGAATGAATTTTTGCTTTTTCTTTTTCAACAGCTAGTTGTGTAAGCTTATCATTAGCTTCCATAATTTTGTCTGTATCATTGTTTTCAATTGCACTTTTCAAAGCTGTTTTGACTTGTTCTCTTTGTGCATCCACACGAGCTTCAAATTCTTTAAAATAACTATCATCAACTGATGACAATTTTTTATCTGCTGTATCATATTTTTTTTGTAGTCCTTTTGCATAATCAACAGCTGCTTTTTCTCTTCGTTCAGCCTCTCTCATTTTTCGTGTCAATTGATCTATTCTCTTTTGCACATTTTGAGATACTTCTTGAAGATTATCTTCAGTTTCTTTTTTTTCTTCTTGTTGAGGTTTTTCGTCTTCAACAACTTTTGCTTTTGTTTCTTGTTTAATTGGATCTGAATAACCTAAATCAACTTCAACCTTTTCTGGCTTTTCTTCTTTAGGTTTTTCTTCTATAGATACATCTTCTTCTTTAACGTCATCTGTATCTAATTCTACTTTATTTTCTTCTTGCATTTTTACTCCTTAGAATAAAGCGAGGATATCCTCGGGTTTGTTAATAGTTCCAATGATTTCATCATCGTTTAAAATGCGATGCTCACCATATTTTGTTTTAAAACGAGCACCCGCATATCGTCCGTATACTACGAACTGTCCCTCCTTACACCATGGGCCTGTGGGAAATTTCTTATCATCTTTGTAACAAAGATCACCCATCTTAACCACAAAACCCACCACTGTAGTGAGCTGTTGTGTTTCAAGAGTTTTCTCTGTTAAATAAAGACCACCTTTAGTTTTTTGCTTAGGTTGATAAGGTCTGACTAAAAGTCTATATCCTACAGGTTTTGGTAAAAGGTTGAGATATTGTTCCACTTCTTTTTTACCCTTGGGAACTAAGGGTTCGTCATCATCCTTTTCAGGTGTGACTAATTTAGTATTAGGTTTGATCAATGTCATCTATACTATCCTCTCTATTTTGCAGGTCTTTTAGATCCTGAAGCACAGCCTCTAATGCTGCGAGCCTGCCTTTAGCATAGTGTAGTTGATCTACCTTGTCTATACCATAACAAATATGGTCTTTAGTTTTTTGTATTTCTTTTTTAATAAAGTGACGAACTGTCTGTATTGTATCAATATCAAGCATGTCTTAAATGTGACTTTGGTCCTAGTTTTTTTCTATGTGTAAGTCCATTTTTGTTATACCTTCTTTTCTTTCTTTTTACAAATACAACTTCTACTTTATGAAATTTTTTTACCATAATATATCACTGGGTTTTTGTAACCCATCTTTTTATTTTTATGTTTTGGAAATCGTTCACCACTACAATCTTTAAGTGTTAATAGTTTAATCTGTTTCGCCAATCTCTTTTTTCTCCTCTTGGACTCTGTATTTGTTTTTCACATACATGGTCACTGTGTGTGGTTATGACCATATTGTCTTTATCTGTACACGCGTAAAAACATTTTACGGAGTCTTCACCAAAAAAGGGATCAACTCTTTTTTCTTTGTTTAGTCTGCAAGTTACATAATACTGATTTCTTTCATCGTATAGTTGTCCTTTACCAGACCACTTATAATTTTTTGCTAATAATGGATTACAAAGTAAGGGGAGCAAGAATGCTCCCACAATACTATTTTTCAGCACAGGCGTAACTGTTGATCTCAAGACCAACAGAAATTTCTGT